TGAGTTCTTGTAATTGGTCTATTTGAGTTCTTATAACGTGTTGACTTGAACAAATACTCTTCATCATCTTTATTAAAGCAGTATTCCTCTAACACTCGCTTTAATTTAGGTAATATAATCATCTCTCTTAACTTTCCAGTCTTCATCTCACGTCTTCTGACTTTATCTCTACCTCTGACATCTCCAACTTTCAGTCCTAATAGATCACTTATCCTAAACGCTACATTGATTCCCATGTAGAAAAGTAAATAATCACGTTCACTCCTACTCTTAAAATAATAATTCATTGCATCAAGTTCTTCTTGTGTTCTTAATGGTTCAACAAACTCCAAATTGATAACCTCCTATTTAGAAATTATCATTAAACATCACCACGTTCTTTTCCGTATAATTCCTGCATCAAGGCATTATATGCTGCCTCATCCTCTTCAGTAACAGTTCTTTCTTTAGTTCCTCTACCTCTTTTATTTACTCTTTCTTGTAAATAATCTGGCATTGGAGCTACATATCTACCTTGAGCATTATTCCCGCCAGTAAAGGTTGATTTGCTACTCTCATATTGCTCTTTAGCGTTATATAGTACTGCCAACATATAATTTTTATGATTAGTAGGATAACTAACTTGGCTTAATCTAGTGAAAATATAGTCAATATGTTCATATCTTAATTCAATTAATTTCTTAACTACATCTCCTGCTGTTACACCTTGCTTTCCAACGTGTAATTTTGCATCAGGAGGCATTAGACAAATATCAACTGCATATTTAATCCACTTGTCAAGCTCTACTTGTTTATTCTTGCTAACTCGGGAATACCCAAAGCTGTCTCTGAAATACTGTGTATTGTATTTTCGAAAAGACTTATCATTTATATTTTTTGAATCATTCAATTCATTCACTTTTTCATTTTGATTAACATATATAATATTATTAGATTGATATGATATATTATCTTTATTTAATCTCTTATTATTCTCTTGTATAGGTTGGCTCATTTTGAGCATTTCAGAACTGCTCATTTTGGACATTTCCATTTGCTCATTTTGAGCATTTGCATTTGTCATATTTGACAGATGTTTTTCATTAGTAATTTTTTCATAAAGTTCACTAATTTTATCTTTGTTCACCCTATACCATTTTGTTCTATCTGCTCCGAACTTATTATATTCTCCAGTAATTAGATATCCATTCTCTATTAAGTCATCGAATGTTCTTCTAACTGTAGAGAATGATAAGTAATCAAATTCTTCTTCGTGCCATTTTTTAATAGATCTGTAAGTCCAATAATATCCATCTTTATAGACTTCTTTATTTTTATTTTTCCTATTAACTTCTATCCAATAGTGAACTTGCTGCAATACTGTTGCATGTCTATCACCTATTTCTCTTGCCAACGTTCTGTCAAAAACTATTGGCTGTTCGTCAAAGAGTAACATAATATCCACCTACTTTTTATTTATTATCTATTGCATTTTTATATTAATTAAGATATAATGTAGTTAAATCATTGAACGTCTTTTTTAGGCGTTCTTTTCCTTTTTCTGGACAATCCTTTTTCAACTTTATTCATGCAGACTACTTTTTTATTTTTATCAATAATTTTATCAAGTAACTTTTTATTTCTATGAATATCTCCTATTATCTCTAGATCATCATTAATTAATCCTAATAAAACAGGTATATATTCTTTAAAGTCTACTTCAAAAGCACCATCTTTAAATCTTACTATTCCTATATCCTTATCAGAATTTTTAACAATATCACCATGAAATATTTCATTACCTTTTCTGTCTTTAAGTCCACTAGACTGCATAATAAATATATCTTCACGCTTAACATTGATTGATTGAACATATTTACTTTCATTTTTCCTGCTCAAGGTAATAAAATCACCCATCCAACTTACCATTTTATACATTTTATTATCAACAAATGCTCTGTAATTTAGAACACACATAATAGATCACTCCTCTTTTAAATGCAGTTCTTTTAGTACTTTAGCTGCTTTTGTAAAATATGCACCTAGTACTTCAAATAATTCATGTGTTTCATATTCTTTTGGAAATTTATCTTCCACATAAGGTTCAATTCTCACGCCATAATATAAAATGTGCTTATACATTTTTAATTGAACCTCGTTAAAATTTTCTTTATTTTGATCTGTTTGTACTTCCAAATCCTCCACCTCGTTTGTCTCCTTTCAATCGTACTCCATAACTTACCTTAGGTACTTTATAGAAAATCCCTTGACCGATTCTCTCACCTTTTTTAATTTTTAAATGATTATTAGTTAAATTGTTAAACTCTAACATTATATGTCCCTCATTTTTGGGATTATTATAATAATCAGAATCCACAACCCCTACACCATTGCTCATGATTAAGCCACGATTAACAGGTAAGCTACTTCTAGCGAATATTAGTAAGCATTCATTCTTAGGCATAAAAGCTTTTATACCAGTAGGAACTAATGTAGCTTCACCTTTAAACCTAAATGCTGGGATAATAATATCGGAACTAGCAATAAAATCAACACCAGCACTATGAATTGTTGCCTTGACTGGCAATTCTCCATTCATACCTTCTATTAATTCAAATCCACGTCTAACAAATAATCTCTTTAGTTTATTCATCTTCATCACCTTCTGGGAATGCATAAGCTCCTCTTTCATCTAGTGCATAAAATGGAATAAAAGTTGATGCCATTAATCCAGCTAATATTGTATCCCAGTCAATTTTGCTAAATATTAGCATACATACCGCAACAACAATACACGTCCAATAATAAGTATTAAATTTTCTTTTTCTAAGTTTATTCATTTTTAAGCCACTCCTATCTCTCTAAATTCTTCAACGATTTTTTTAGTAAATCTCACTATTTTTTTCTCTAATCTTTTATCCTGATAATATTCAAAATTTGAAAAGAAATGTAACCAAGCATAAACATTAAAGAATTCTTTAGTCCCCATCTTCAAATAACATATCGATGGATAATGTTTATCTTTAACTTTTTCTTTAAACATTTTTCTATATTTATCATATGCTGTATCTTTTATATCAAAACATTTCATGATTTCTTCTTTTGAAAAATAAGGGAAAGATAAATCCAATTTTCTCAACTCTACTAAATCAATTTGTATTTCTGTCATTTTGTCTACCTCCTTGTTTTTATGTTATAATTACCTCAAAGAATTAGAATATTTATTCATAAGAAACTCTTGAGTATCATTTAATATTTTTGTCAAATCCTCTGGGACTATTTGTTTATCAGATTTCCGAACCTCTATATTCAAAATTATATTTCCTATATTAGTATCTATTTGTGAGGCTACTGGATAATCCTTTTGTATAAATGAATAGCCTATAATATTTACATCCATGATTATCTCTCCTTATTTTATTTCTTGAACTACAGATTCTTTTCTAAGAAATAATTTTGCTCTATTAAGTATTACCTCAGCTTTCCAATATGAAACATTGTGTTTCGCTAATACATTAATGACCTCATTTCTAATTAGCTCTTCGTCTTTCAAATCAAAAGTATCTTTAGTTTCTGTATCTCTATATTCTCCACTAAAAACTTTACCCTCATTCATCAGATACATAGGTTCTACTGTCATTTTCTTTTCTCCTTTTAGAAAGTTTAATATTCCCATAAAAAATCTCCTTTAATTAAGTTTAATTCATTAAACTTTTAATTTAAAAAAATATCCTGAACTTTTACATCAAGTGCTTTGGCAATCTTTAATAAAGTATCAGTAGTTGTCGTTGTATACGTTCCTGTTTCTAGTCCGACAATAATTGATCTAGATACACCACTGATTCTAGCAAGTTCTGTTTGAGATAAATTTTTTCTTTCACGGTACTCTTTTATTTTATATCCCGTATTCACTTTTTAATCACCTCCTAGCTTATCGTCTAAAATAAGTTTAATATATTAAACAAAAAAAGTCAATAGCTTTTTTGAAAAAAGTTTAATATATTGTACATAAATTAATTGACACGGTGTTTAATATATTGTACACTTATAAATAAGGAGGTGGAAGCATGAAACTAGGTGATAAAATCAAACAGTTTAGACTTGAAAAAAAATTAACTATGCAACAACTAGCTGATTTATCAGGAAAAAGTAAAGGTTACATTTCTATGTTAGAAAAAGGAATTAATCCACAAACACAAAAACCTATTGAACCATCTTTAGAAGCAATTCAAAGTATAGCTAAATCTCTTAATGTAGATCTAGAAGATTTAATAAGTGATACTGAAGATGTTATTAGACTTCCAAAATTAAACAACCCACTCGTTGAAAAGATAACTAATACTGTAAGAAAACTTAACAAAGATAATCAAAATAAAACATATCAGTACACTAAAAATCTTTTACAATTTCAAAACAGGACTGTTAAAGAAGTTTCTATAAAATATAAACCTAAAGAATTAACTGAAATTTTAGTAACTGAAAAAGTTGCTGCTGGTGTTGGTTATTCTTATGGTAATAATGAGGTAACATCATTCTATACAAATCGTGAAGATTTAATGCAATATGACATGGCAACACGTGTATTTGGAGATAGTATGGAGCCTGAATTATCAGATGGTGATATAATTCTATTAAAACAAGGTTATGACAATGTAAATGGTGATATCTATGTTATTGATTATGATGGAAAAAGCTATGTAAAAAAATTATATAATGATGGAAATCGTTTTGTATTAAAATCTATTAATAAAAAATACTCTGATATTATAATCTATACATCAGATATTCAAGACACATATTTCAACATTGTAGGTAAGGTCGTAGATAGCTTTACTCCTATTGAAAAATAAAATATTAAAGGAGATATACTAAAATGAAATCGAAAATATTATTAAGTTCTGTACTAGCTACTTCTATTATTATTAGTGGCTGTTCAACAAAGACTGAAAATACAACTACCCAATCTGCAGCTACTCCTCAAACATCTAATAATGATAAACAAAGCACTATTATCAATGAAGGTGGTCTTCATTCTGAAGAAAAATTTAAGAAAGAAACAAGTGTAAGTAAAGAAAATAATGCATTCAAAGTCACAATAACTGGAATCAAATTATCCACATTATCATTTGATAATACTTTTAATGCACAACGATTACAATCTGCTAAATTAGAAGCAAATACTGAATATACATCTGTACTTCTAAGAATTAATATTGAGAATAAATTAACTAAAAATGCTGATATTAATCCTAATACTAGTCATTTACTAATAAAAGATACTAAAGAACAAGTTGAACAAAATCAATATATAGCAGGTTGGAAAGAAACAACTTATTTACCTGGAGCAGAAAAAGAAATGACTATTTTATTTATTGCAAAAAAATCTAAAGTAAATGATATTAAAAATATTTCACTTAATATAGATTCTCCATATACACAAGGTGATTACACTAGATATGAATCATTAACTGTTGATTTAAATAATATTCAATAAATCAACTATTAATTTACAGTAAATAAAATATATGTTATAATGATATCAGATTCGAGGGCTATGCCCACCGTG